ATGGACCTGCAGGTGCATTTGTTGATCCATTAGGTTTTAGTAATACAGGAAGTAAACAAATTAAAACAGACGTTATTTTATCTAGTGGGTCAGAATATTTTAATAATGCTGCTTTTGTTCCTTCTTATACACCTAATATACCTTTGTTCTTCTCAGCAAGTTTAATTTATAGTTCTTCATATTGTCCTTCATGTTCAACAAATATAACAGCCTTAGGAATTTACCATTCAGGTTCAAGTTATGAAGGTGGTGGTTTAACAGATCAAAATTTTGAAATAGGTACAGGTGGTGTTAATGCAGCATCAGGGTTTTATATAAATGATAATTCTGGAGCTGGATTTAGTTCAGCCGCAGCCGCAGCAGCAGCTTCAACACCTATTGAGGCTAATCATGATACAATAATTTACTTTGATAATGGAGGTAATAGTGCGGCACAAATAACAAATGGAGACTCAATTTATTCAAACACAAGTTTATCAACCGAAGCTTCTTTAACAACAACTAAATATTATAAAGCATCTAATGGAGATGAAACTGAGTGGATAACTTTTCAAGTTATTGTAAATTTATTTACAGGTACTACTGTTACCAATGTAGCTTGGGCGTCTCCTAATGGTTCAGGTACAAAAGTTGCAGCAGCAGGATTTACACAAACCTTAGCAGGTGGAGCTACAAAATTCCAACCATCACCAAGAACTATTGATTTAGTAAGTACAGAAGTTTTCTATACCCCTTATGATACACAAATACCAGGAGGAGCAGGTGTAGCTTCAGGTTCATTAGGTGGTCATCCAAAATTAAGAGCAGGAGGTACAGCTTCACTTGATTTTAGATTCCCAACTTTAACTTTAGATGGTACTCCTCCAACATTACTTCCACCTGTTGTAGAAATGAGACCTTTATCTGGTAGTACTACTAATTCTAATAATACTGGTTACAGTGCTAGTTTCTCATCTTTTGGGGGTGCTTTTGGATATACTGGTTCTTCATTAACTTCTAACTCCGATAATGGTGGTTATTTAATTAATTGGGGTCAAGCAGCTACAACTGTTGCAATTGACACAGCTCAAACAGTAACAGATATAATCCAATTTCATGTAGTTTCATCTTATGAAGTAAGATCAGAAAATTCTAATGAAAACTTTACAGCATCTATTTGGAGACAAACACTTGATGCTGGAGATGGTTCAGTAAAAGCTTTAGGTCAATTACCTGGAACAGAAATAAATGCCTCAAGTGGTATAGCATCATTATCAAGCTTTAGTTTAGTATCATTTACAAGCTCAGTTTCACCTGATACTGATACACGAGATTTCTTATTCTTAAGAATTGAAGCCCCTAATAACTTTAAATATTATATAAATCAATTCCAGCATAGTGTTACTATGGATTATTATGGATCAGATTCAATTAATTATCAAAATTATAATTTCTTCACACCTTTCTCTACAGCAGCGGGGTATCAAGGAAGTTCTACTGTTCTTCAACAATATACTTCTTCAACAGTTTCTTCTGGAGATAGATATAATCAAGCACAAGTAGATATATATTTAAAAGTAACAGGATCCTTTGGAGAAAGAATTATTACATCTTCTATATATGATTCAACTACAAGACCTGACGAAGGTTTTTCTGGATCAATTTATCCTGGTGTAGAAATGTCATTTGCTGGCTCACCTCTATTAGGAATAAATAATACAGCAATAACCACATCTAATACACAATCAACTATTAACCACCCAGATGATATGTACTTTATTGAATATTCAATGAGTAACTTTGTTGGGGGTGTTATTAATGGTGTTGCCCAAACTTCTCAAGAAATAGAATTTGTAACAAGTAATAATGATGCTTCATTAGTAATTACACAAAGTGCTAACATAAATTCTGGTACAGAATATAATGTTACAGGATCTGTTAGAATACTTAAATCTAATAAATCTGACATTGTAGATAATGGTGATTTTGATGCAGGTATTTTCACTACCCCAGGAGAAGTAATTGTTAATATGCCTTTTGTGATACCAACTAGTTCTGCGGCAACTAGAGTAACAGTATCTGGTTCATATGCTGGTGGTTTCCTACCAAATGATTGCTTTAGATTTGCAGTTGGTAGAGCAGCAGCTAATGTTGGATCAGGTTTTGTAGTAAAAAATATAACTTGTAGTTTTAGTCCAAGTCAATCAATTTGGGCACCATTAACAACACCATCTGCATTAAATAATTATGATGTTCCAGCTATAACAGACTTTATAGTACCAACTTTTTATGGAGCAGGAGTATTACCATTTAATTTAGCAGATGATTGCCAACCATTGATTAATAATTATAACTTACAAAGACAAAATTCATACTTAATGGATGTTGACTATAACAACGAATCAGGACCTATTATACCAGTAAATCAAGCACAAATTCTTGCTAATACTGCTATTAAAGCTGCAATCCCTGATTCTAATTATACTATGAAATCTTGTATTATACCAAGATATTTAGGTTCAAAATCAACAAGTAAATATTTAAATCAATGGAGTGTAGGAGATGTTGGTACATTTGGAAAAAATCCTACAATAGAATTAAGAGATGCTTTCTTTGGATATTTTAATGATTTAGATGATCCATATCCAAATATAAATGGAGTAACAAGAGTTAATTTAAATTATTTAATTGATGAACAAGGTAATGCATTACCACCATCTTTAGATAGATTAAGTATTGATACGTTTGAATCAGTATTCCCATCAACAACTACAGCAAAATTAGCAGTAAAAAGTGGTAAACAAGCTTATCAACCATTAGGAAACCCAGCAGTAATTTCAAGATTAATGAAATTTGTTACACCAATTATGTATTCTCAAAATTCATCAAATAATTACACTAATTTAATACCATTATCAGGTTCAGGTTATATTTCAAGATATGATAATTCTGATGAACAAAGTCAAGTATTTGGACAATTTATGGCAGCGGGTGAAGCAAGTATTGATTCAACAGGAGTATTACAAGAAGTTGATTATTGGTTAAATCCAAATACTGTTTCATATGGTAGTGGTTCTACTGTTTCAACTTATTCTGGAAGTAATGGTACACCAACTGGAAGTGTATTTTACGCAACTACTCCTTGGGGACAATTAGGTCGTGATTTAGATAACCAACAAATAATCAATTTAGAAACATCAGTTGTTACCTCTTATGTTAGTGAAACAAGAGGAACAAGAGATGAATTAAGATTTAATTTATACTGTTATACAGGTAGTGGAGATGATACTCAAATAGGATTTAACTTAATAAGTATTGATGCAAAAGTTTATACTGATACTGGTACTGTTACTTTAATTAAAAATGTAGATGAGTATGGTTGGTTTGATTGGGAAGATGCATCACGTGGAAATGCTAATATTGTTCCAAATGCAAACCCAACTTCTGTTTCACAATGGTTATATAGTAGAGTACGAAATAATAAATCTGATACTATAGACGGAATCCAATGGTCAATAGATTGGGAAATGAGAAGAACATTATTTGATTTAGGTATAACAAGAACAGCAGAATTAAGAAGTTCTCAAAATATAATAGGAATAGAATGGATTATTAAAGCTAACACTGGTAATTATACAATTAAAGTTGGAGATAAAATTAGGTGGAGATTAGCAGGTAGATTTAAAAATGCATCAAGTGGTTTTCAACAAGGATATTTCTTCCCATCCACTTATGATGGAGCTCAAACATCTGTAAAAATACAAGGCCAAGGTGCATATGATTGGATGTTAGAAAATGCTAATAAAGCAGAAGCACCATATTGGGTATATACTGGATCAGCTGGAGGATATTCTAGTGTTATTTCACAAAGTGTTTTAGTAATGTCTTCTTCTAACATGAATGAAGCTTATGGAAATGGATTCCAACAAGGTATAGTAGAATATTTCCCAGGACCATCTGAATATTTTCCAGGTGGTGTAGAACCTGAAGGAACTAATTTTGAACAAATTTACTTGCCTCTTGAATTACAAGAAGGAGATGAAATTAGATTTGGAAATAATGAAAGCTTTACTTATAAGATATTAGAAGTTTTTGCTCCACAAGAAAATATTGAAAAAAGTTCAACATACACAAGTGGTAAAGCAAGACTAAAAATTAGAGTAGATGGTCAAATACCAACTAGTGTAAATAAAGATTTCTTCTTAGTAAGAAGACCAGTTGTTAACCCTAATTCACTATATTTAGAGACTCCGTTCCCTTATGGTGCATTAGCAAGTGCTAGCATTTCTAAAAGAATTGTAAGTGGATCAGATCAATTTGCACTGACAGGCTCAGCTTCAGATTTTACAGGTTCTGGAGATACTTATACTGGTTCATTTAGTAGTATTGAGTTAGCAACAACCCCAGGTATTTTATACCCGGACTATCCAACAGAATACTTAATTAATAGTGCTTCTACGATAGTAAATAATTTAATTTCTAAAGGAATAATAGAATCTTAAAAAGATGATATATTTATAACATATAACAATATTTATATAAAAACAATACAATGGGATACTTAAATAATGCTGTAATAACAGTTGATGCTATTTTAACTACAAAAGGAAGAGAGTTACTAGCACGAAATGATGGTTCTTTCCAAATCACACAATTTGCATTATCCGATGATGAAATAGATTATACTTTATACAATCCAAATCACCCATCTGGTTCTGCTTATTATGGTGAAGCGATAGATAACATGCCACTTTTAGAAGCCTTTCCAAGTGAGCTTCAAATAATGAAATATAAACTAACAACATTACCTAGAGGTACAGCTAAATTACCTGTACTTGATTTAGGTTATGCTGCTATAACAATGAAACAAGGTGCTCAGTTAGCAATTACACCTCAAACCTTAAATTACTTAGGTAATGAACAAACTTTTGAAACAAGTGGATATAGTGCAACTATAGGTGATGTAAGATTAACAAGTACATTTGCGGGGTCTGGTATTCAATCCGATGCTGCAATTACTGCTAACCAAAATGCCACAGAAACTATTGGTACTAGTGTTTCTAAAACTGTTATCGGTACACAAATAAATTTAACAGCAACAACTGTTAATACATTATTTGGTTCAAATTCTCAATTAAGAACAACTTTAACTGTAGTTGGTTTAGATAGTGGTGCAAGATTAACAATTCCAGTAACAATAACTAAACAATCACTAACAACATAATAAGATATGGCTTTTAAAAGACTAGACCCAGAAGATTTTGTAGTAAGTGCTGACTCAGTAACTTCTACAGTATGGAGTAATAATACACCTTCACTTAATGTTTATAATCAAGGTAATGCGAATTTTACTTCTTCAGTACAAAGAGAAGGTTCATCTGGCCCTTATTATTTAAGTGTTTACCAAACAGCTTCTACAGATGATACAGCAGCTGTTCAATTCCAAATTGCTTATGCAAATAAAAATGGTGGTGGAGGAGTTAACTTTGACTCCGCAGTAGCTAATGTTTCTGCTACAACAACAATTTACGGACAATATAGAACTTTAGTTTTAGAAGATGAAAATTCATCTTTTGTATGGGGTACTTCATTTACTGGAAGTGCCGATAATGATTTTTATGTTATTAGTATCGAAAGAGCAAGATATAAAGAATCATTATTACCTGGTTCATTAAATTTAGTTTTATCAAGTAGTAATACAGTTGCTACATATAATAAAATAGAATTAACGGATAATTCAAATATGGTAACTCTACCAACTTATTATGGTACAATGAGAGCTTACCAATTAATTTCAGGTTCAGATGGTACTTCATATGATGGAGGAACAGGTTACACTGCAGCCTCTGGTTCTTATGGTTTAGTTCTACCAGATATCTCAACAATATTATTAAATGCGGCTGCATTAAATGATAATACAGCAACTGGTGGAGGTATAAATTTAGTAACAAATTCAGGATCAGATACATTTGGTAATAACCCAACAAAACTATTTAATCATATATCAGGTTCAGTTGGAGATGCAAGTGGTAATATTTTTATGTTAAATTCACAAGAAACTATATCATCAGACTATGTGTTTGTTAGATCAAGAAATAGTGAATTTAACTATACAGAAAATCCATCATTTATATCAGGTTCATCTGGTGAAGTAATTTATACTTATTTTATTAATAACCCACAAACTTATCCAACAACAGTAGGTTTATATAATGATAGTAATGATTTATTAGCTGTAGCAAAATTATCAAAACCAATACAAAAAGATTTTACAAAAGAAGCTCTAATTAGAGTGAAACTAGATTTCTAAAATGAATGAGCGCTTACAAACAATTCAATGCACAGGACTTAATAGTATCTCCGTTTGAGGTAAATAAAAACTTTGATTTTTATGGGCTAACGCTTAGTAGCATGCCTCAAAACGTAAATTTAACAGGTTCTAATGTTGGTATTGATAGATTTTTTGGTTATAAAGGAGATTATCTTATCTCTTCAAGTATAACAACAGGTAATATAAATTCAATATCAGTACCTTTAGTTTACGATTCTGTACAACAACTATACTATTCAAATTATATATCAGGTAGTAGTGGCTTTACTGGTGATGCTTATACAAGTAGTATTATACTAGGAGCAGATGAAGCCGGTAATCGTATAATTGGTGGTGTTCAACAAACGAATTATGATAATTATGACCAAACAACTCTTTGGCCTAATAGACAATTCCCAACAGGAAGCTCTACAGTAAACCCACAAGTTGTAGTAATATCAATTCCTTCAAAACTTTTTGGAGATTATATCCAACCAGAATCCTTTATATTTAGATCAGGATCTAATATTTACAAAGATGACGGAGAAGGAAGACTAATGTTTAAAGATGCTAGTTCAACTTACAGTTATACAGATAGCTATGGTAATGGAGTAGGTAATATTATATACGATCATGGTATTGCTATTTTAGCAGGAGTTGGCGAAAGTTGGGCAACTTCAGTTATTGATATTACTTGTTCATTTTCAAGTTCCTATAAAATTTTCGAAACACAATATAAAGCTACAGTTTTTGAAGATGAATTTAATTATTCATTAAACCCAAGCATTGTAACAGGAAGTGCCATCCCTACAGTATTTTCGGGAAGTGATGTAGATTATCAAAATACTGCTTCAATAGGTCAACCTTTGGATTTTGCGACAGGTTCTTATTTTACTCCCTATATTACAACAGTTGGTTTATATAATGAAAACTATCAATTATTAGCTGTAGGTAAATTATCTGAACCTTTACAATCATCTTTAGTGACTGATACAACAATATTAGTAAATATAGATAGATAAAATTGCTTGTCTGTTTAAAATTTTTTAGTTATATTTATCATTAAACAATTACTCTATGAGTTGGACCTATAAAACAAATAAAATAGGCGACGTTACTCAATTTCCTGAAAACACTTTTGGCTTTGTATATTTAATTACACATAAACCAACCAATAAGTCTTACATTGGTAAAAAAGTATTATATTATACTAGAAAACAAAAAATAGGCAAAAGAGAACTTCAAAGATTAGAAAAAGCAGTAGGTCGTCGTCCCTCATATAAATTAGTAGTTAAAGAATCAGATTGGTTAAATTATTATGGTTCTCAAAAAGAAATTAAAAATCTATTATTAGAAGGAAAAAAAGATGAGTTTGAACGTACTATTTTAAAATTATCTCCTAATAAAAAGTTATTGACATATTATGAAGTAAAATTCCAAATGATCTACCAAGTATTAGAAAAACCAGATGAGTTTTTTAATGATAATATTTTAGGTAAATTTTTTTCAAAAGATTTTATTGATATAAAATTTGAAGATTTTTTGGATTTCGAAGAATAATATTGTATATTGTAATTTATGGTTAATCATTTATTGGTCTCCTTAGTAAATTCCGTATTAGGTTCAGGCAAAGCTACTGCTCGAAATAATTATGCTTACCATTGTCCTTTTTGTCACCACCATAAACCGAAATTAGAAGTTAATTTAACAGAAAACCGTGAAGGTAAAAATCCTTGGCATTGTTGGGCATGTGATGTAAGAGGCACAACTATATATTCTCTATTTAAACAACTAAAATCATCTCCAGAAAAATTTACGGAATTAAAATCTTTAGTAAAGACTTCTAAATCTATTAAATATACTAAAGTAGTATCAAGTATATCATTACCCTCCGAGTTTATTCGTCTAGATACCGTTGATTCAAGCGATATAATGGCAAGACACGCTATTGCGTACCTAAAAAGGAGAAACGTTGGTAAATACGATATACTTAAGTATGACATAGGTTATTGTAAAGAAGGATTATATAAAAATATGATCATAATACCAACTTATAATAAAGATGGACAATTAAATTATTTTACTGCTCGTAGTTTTGAAAAAGAACCATATGTAAAATATAGAAATCCATCAGTAAGTAGAGATATTATTCCTAATGAACATCTAATTAACTGGAATGTACCTGTAGTTTTATGTGAAGGTTTATTTGATGCCATAGCTATAAAAAGAAACGCAATTCCTTTATTAGGGAAAAATATACAAAGTAGTTTAATGAAAAAATTAGTTACTTCTGTAGTAAATAAAATTTATATTGCATTAGATAGGGATGCAATTAAACAAGCTTTAAAATTCTGCGAAAAGTTAATGGCAGAAGGTAAAGAAGTCTATCTTGTAGATTTACAGGATAAGGATCCGAGTGAAATGGGTTTTAAAAATTTCACAAAACTGATACAAAAAACAGTACCATTGACCTATTATGACTTAATGGAACAAAAACTATCTATATGATTAAAAAAACATATAATAGGATAATTGAATTATCTGATGACCACAAACAAATTACTTTACCTGATTCTAGATATTATAGAAGAAATGGTGAATATTACCCTTCAGTAACTTATGTCTTAAACTCTTACCCTAAAGGTAAACATTTTCAAGACTGGCTTAAAAAAGTTGGCTATAGTGCTGATTGGATTGTCAAAAAAGCATCTGAAGAAGGAACCGCTACTCATTTACTTATTGAAAAATATTTTAAAGGAAAAGAAATTAATTATCTTAATGAACATGGTTACCCTAAGATGGATCCTTTAGTATGGCAAATGTTTTTACGTTTTGTTGACTTTTGGGAAACATATAAACCAACTTTAATTGAAACCGAAGTACATTTATTCTCTGATGAATTAAAAGTTGCAGGTACTTGTGATTTAGTATGTGAAATTGATGGGAAATTATGGGTCATTGATTTTAAAACTTCTAATCATTTACAAACCACTTATGATTTACAAGGTGCTGTTTATACTCAAATGTATAAAGAATGTTTTGGTAAAGAAGCAGATAATGTAGGAGTATTATGGTTAAAGTCAAAATCTAGAGGAGTAGACAAATCAGGTAAAAAAATTAAAGGTAAAAAATGGGAAATGCATGAATCACCAAGAACACAAGAAGAAAACCTTGAAATATTTAAATCTGTAAAACGTTTATTTGATCTTGAAAATCCTAAACATAAACCAGCGACAACTTCCTTTAAAACTACCGTGAAGAGAACCGTGTAAAAATTTGGTTACCTGAGATATTTTTCGTATATTTACACCGCAAAATTAAGGTTATGAAAAAGATAATATATTTGCATGGTTTAGAAAGCGACCCAGGAGGACCAAAAGTGTCTTTCTTAGCAGGAAGAGGTACAGTTTATGCACCTGCTATGGATTATAGAACATTAAATTTAAATGAATTTATTCTTACTTTAGGTACACCTGATTTAATTATTGGCTCTAGTATGGGTGGTTATGCTGCTGATATTATTGGTTCACATTTAGGGGTTGATGTTTTATTATTTAACCCCGCTTTACATAATAGACCTATAGATCTAGATTTAGAACTTGGTAATAACAAATATAAAAGAACTATTATTTTAGGTGTTGAAGATATAGTAATTAATGCTGAATTAACTAAAGAATTAGAAAAAAACCATGCTGTTATTGAAGAAATAGAAGGTATGGGCCACAGAACACCACTTGATGTGTTTATTAATATGTATAATAAACATGTTTAATTATGATCAAATTAATAGATCTACTTAATGAAATAGAAATACCTAAAAATAATTGGAAACCTATTTCTAAAGATGAATTAAAAGATATTGAAAAAGAAATTTTTGATTTAATTCAAAATGCTTACGGCCCTATAGGTGGTCATCCTAATTACAAATCAGTAAGTGATTTAGCTGGCTCTGATTATAAAGTAATAGATTTAGATGATGATCCTAATTTAGATGCAGTTACAGTAACCAAACAAAGATCAGGTGGTACTAAACATGTAGGTTTAGGTCATGATGGCACCAGTGCAGGTAAAAGAGGAGCTATAGGTTATACTATAGACCAACTAAGTAAACCTAGTAATTATATAGAGGCATCTGGAGCTGTAGAAAATATTTTACGTAAAGCAGGTGTAGTACAAGTCACAGACGAAGAAACAATTCGTAAAGCACTTAAAGGTAAAGAAATAAAAATGTATGACGATAGTTCATATGATAGAGTTTTAGGAGGAAAAAAATATAGAAAAACAATGTTTGGAAAACCAACAGTATGATTAGTTTAGTACAATTATTAAAAGAAGCACAGGGCGAACCTAAAGCTATTATATTAGCAGGAGCACCGGGCGCTGGTAAAGGATATGTTCTTCGTGGACTAGATCTAGGAGGATTAAAAATATTAAATGTAGATAATATTTATATTGATTTACTTAAAAAAGCCAATGTATCCTTAGATTTAAAAAATGCAACCCCAGAAGAAAGAAGTGAAGCAGCTAAAGCAATGGCTGCAGCTAATAAAGAATTTAAAGGTGATCTACAGGATACAATTGAAGGTAAGCAATCATTTATATTAGATGGCACAGCAGCATCGTATCGTTCTACTCTTAAATTAAAAGATGAATTAGAAGAAGCAGGATATGAAGTATTTATGCTTTATGTTTATACAGATTTAGAACGTTCATTAAAACAAAACCAAGACAGATTTGAAAAATCAGGTGGTGAAGATAGAAGTTTAGCACCAGCAATTGTTATGCGTACATGGAATGATGTAACTCAAAATTATGACACTTATAAGGGTGCATTTGGAGATAATTTCGTATCAGTTTCAAATCTTTTAAAGGATGAAAAATTAGATAATTTAGAAGACATAGTTGACAAATATTTAAAACCTTTTAAACCTCAAGGTACAAAACCAAAAGATGCTAAAGCACAAGCAAGATCTGATAAAAGAAAAGCAGAAGTTAATGCTAAAATCAAAGCATTACTAGCAGATGATGGTGTAAAAAATGTTATTGACAACTCAGTATCAGCAGAAGAAGCCCAAGCAAAACTAAAACAATTTTTAAGTTCATGAGTTTAGTTCAAGAATTAATAAAAGGGTTATTACCTGAAGACGAAAAGAAAAAGGTAGTAGCAGTATATGGAGGTGGTTTTAAACCACCCACCAAAGGTCACTTTGAAGTTGTAAAACAAGCAATTAAGGAAAATCCTGATATTGATGAATTTGTAATTAATATAGGAGGTAAAGCAAGAGATGGTGTAACACCAGAAGAAGCTATTCAAATTTGGGATATCTATAAACAATACCTTCCAATATCAGCTAATATTAATATTCAATATAGTAGTACTCCTCCTATTAAAGCAACTTATGATTATGCTAAAAACCATCCAGATGAAGAAGTTTTATTTATTATAGGTGCTAGGGAAGGAAATGATGATGATTTTAAAGATATATCAGATAGAACTAAATCATTAGATAAATATCCTAATTTAAATTTACGTACTATAGTAACCCAAGGCGGAGTATCAGGAACAGCAGCTAGGAATGCTGGTAAAATAAGTTCTGAAAAATTAAGACGCTTTTTACCTGATGAATTAAGTAATGAAGAAGTAGAACAAGTATACCAAATGATTTCAGACAAATTAACTGAAGGTAGAAAAAAGAAGAAAGACCCTAAAAAAGGCACAGGTAAAAAACCAAAAAAATCTGGACGTAGACTATACACAGATGAAGACCCAAAAGACACAGTTGGTATTAAATTTAGTACTAGACAAGATGTAGTAGATACATTAAGTAAAAAATCATTTAAAGCTAAATCACATGCTAGACAATCCCAAATTATTAATTTAATTCATCAAAGAGTAAGGGCAGCATTAGGTAGAACTAAAGATCCAAAGAAAAAAGCTAAATTGCAATCTGGATTTAAATATATTAAAAAACGTAAGGAAGCATCTAAAGCTAAAACACAACGTTTAAAAAAACAAAAACTAAAAGAGCAAATAGATTCTAGTAAGTTTAATTACCAACCTTATATCATGTCGCTTACGCAACATATGATAGATAATGGTTTAAAACTAGATCCATATCCTAAAATACAAATGGTTCATGATGATATAGATAATGGTATGGATTTATTTGGTAAAACAGCATATTATGCACCTGCAACCAACTTAGTAGTACTTTATACTTACGGTAGGCACCCTAAAGATATTTTACGATCTTATGCCCATGAATTAATTCATGTACATCAGAATATGGAAGATAGATTAAGTAATATTAATACTACTAATGTAAATGATGATGATTATTTAGAACAATTAGAAAGAGAAGCATACGAAACTGGAAATATTATGTTTAGAAGTTGGACTGATTCATTAAATAAAAATGAATTAAAAGAATTATTAACTGAAGGTAAGTATGATAGTTTAGTAACTAAATTAGCTAGGTTTACTTTAAATGCTTGGAAAGGTGATTTAAAAGATGGACAAGAAACAGGATTTTTTGAATTAGAAATAGGCCCTGGTTTAGAATTTGACTACCCACATTTAAAATTTTTATACCAAGCTAAAGCTAAATTTGGTGACGTTTTTAAACCCACAGGCTCAGCTACACCAAACCCATCTAGAGGACTACCAAAAGTACAATTACGATATTATTTAGCTACTGAAGATTTACCTAGAATGTGGGAACAAATTGCATTTGATTTAAGAAATACAATTAGACATGAAATAGAACATCTAATGCAATCGGGGCCTAATGTTAAAAAAGGTAAAGAAATGAAGGGTGATTATTTAAAAAGAAAAGAATTAATGACTGGTGAA